TATGTATTGACTTTAGACCAACTCCATATTTTCTTTATATTTAAATCCTTTTTTATTTGCTCTAATTCTTCATTACTTTTTCGCATTTTTTAACTCCTTTTTAACTTAAATTATTTTATGATTGATTTATTTTCCATTTAAAACCACCCGTTGTTTTGCGTTTATTATTAACACATAATGAAATTTTTGATTGTAGCGTATTTGTTTTTCGTGATGCTTCTCCCATAGATTCATATGTTGCAATATAATTATCATTTAAATCATATTGATCAACCTTTATTCCTTTTAGTTTACCAACTTTATGCATTATTTCTTTAGGATCATAATTACATAATTTTAAACTTGTTCCTATTTTGAGATAGTTACGTATAGATGTTTGGCTTAATTTTAATAATTCACATATGTATGAAAGTTTTAAATTTTCATTATATAATTTACAGGCTTCGAGCATATAATTTTTCATAGAATTATTATATATATCTTGCCAATCTATTTTAGATATATCAAAATAATCTTTTAAACTTTTAATAAAATTTTCTTTCAACCATTCAAAATTACTATATCTACAGTCTATAATAATGTATTCTTTAATACCATTTTTTAATGCTAAATTATATTTTAATTCATCGTTTTCTTTTTCCTTTTTTAAAGACTTTCCCCTTCCTATATATTCATAATGTTGTAGGCCATGTGTTTCAATAATTATATTTTGATTGTTTAAATAAAAATCATATTTTTTGTTTTTTGCCCAAGTAAATATTTTTTGTGTCACATATTCAAGTTGCAATTGATTTAAAATTGCTCTAGCAAATTTTTCAGGGATAGAAATATTATCCGAACAATTGCTACAAGATAATCCATTTCTTGTTAATTGCTCCATTGGCATTTCTTTTTCTGTCCCACAGTTATCACATATTAAATTCACCATTTTACTACTATATATAGGATATAATCTTATATCTTCTTTATTTTTAAAATATTTTATTAAATCTGGTCTTTGAATTTCTATACTATTACCTTCCCATACAATATTAGCCGTGTTTGTGCAAAAATAACAAGTTGGATATTTTTTAAAATCACACCAAGCTTTTTTAAATTCTCCATGAATACTACATATAAAAGTTATTGGTTCAATTGCATTTTTATAAGTTTGATTAAAATCAACTTGAATATTTTTAGAAACACCATTTAAATTACACCAATTTTGAATATTTATTAAAGTAAATGGATTTGATGGATGAAAGAATCTTGGTGATGTTCCAGATTTTAAATTAGATAATCTAGCTCTAACAATATAACCATCTTGATTAACACATGCTACTGAACTTGAATATTTTATAAAATCAAATTCATTATATAATTTTAAACCATAATTTTTTAACATTAATTTTAATGTGTTTTGATCTATTTTTATTTTATTAATACTTCCTTTCTAATTTCTTTTATTTATACAATTCTTCTATGTTTGGACATAAATTTGAATATTTTCCAATGTTTATCTGCTGGTGATTCTTTTTCTTTTAATAAATCCCATTCATCAAAAATATAACTGCATTTTCTAATATGATTAAATCTTTTACATTCATTTAACACATGATCTAATTTTATATCTTTGTCATAACAAATAACTATTTCTACATTTAATCCTATTAATATTTTTATTTGTTCATCACTTAAACAATGTGAACCTATTGCAACTGCATTTTTTATTCCTCTTGAATGTAGTTTTAATACAGATTTCTCACTCTCAAATACATAAACAAGATTAGAATTTATAATATTTTTATAATTTTGCTGAAGTCCATAAATATGTAAACTTTTAGGGAATGGTTTTAATGGTAAATATTTTGGAATATCCAACATATCACACTGTTCACTAGTTAATGTTGATCTTCCCATCACACCCACGATATCATTTTCTGTACCCGACCAATAATGCCAAGGAATTACTATTCTATTTTTTTTGATACTATAACCAATACTAAAAACCTCACAAGTGAAAGGTAATATCCCTTCTCTAACCCAATTAATATGAGGTAAGGGAATATATTCTTCTATTATTGTATTGTCATAAATTTCAATATCAGCAATATTTACAGAATTCCTTTTGCGTTTAATTTTTTTGAATATTTCTAATGGATCAGTTTTATCATCTTCATGATTATCGTTTTTATTTTTTAATTTTTTATATTGATATTTTAATCCTAATAATTTATGAAGATATTTATTTGCGTCAACAAATGAAATATTTTTAATTGTCATTACAAGCGTAATTAAATTACCTCTGATAATTCCACTATCAGATTGAAATATTTTTGTTTTTAAAGTATCTTTTTTAATTGCTATACTTGTTTTATTTTTATGTCCAGGCATACCGCAACGATATTCGGTAGGATATTCTTTAAATCCATGACAATCTAAATCATCAAGAATTTTTTGTATTAAATTTTGATCAATTATATATTCAATTAATTCTATTGCTGTCACAAATTAATACACCTACCTTCTACCAATCAATCGCAACATGAGTAATACCAATTTCTTTCATAATATTTCTCGCCATATCATGCTCGATCACAATCTGATAAGCATTAGCACTACCTTCTCGGTTTTTTACAATGAAGACTATTTGATATCTTTTATCTTTATCTAATTTAACTGGAAGCTTAGTTTTTCCATTCTTACCTTCTAAACGATAAACTTTTAATTCATGCTTACCATCTGGATATTCATCTTCTAAAACATCACGTATCATAATGCAAGTACTAGTAGGATCAATTATGTTTTTAGCCACTCCTACATTATCCTGATTATAAAATCTTTGTTTTGCGCTACCTTTTGCTAATTGAAAAGTTATTAAAATATGTAAATCTTTTGATTCTGGTTTAATAACATCGTAAATATCAACCATTGCTTGTTGCATTTCTAACCATGAATTATTACTTACTTTCCCTGCATCCATTTTAAAAGTATCAAGTATGAAATATTTAACTCCCATACTAGCGAATTTCTTAATAACTTTTATTGCTTTTGCAGTTTGATATTTTTCAAATGGTATTAAAGTAACAGTATGATTATCTGCTTGCTCTTTTAACCATTTTGCACTATCTAATAATATTTGTTTAATTTCATCATTATATTTACCATCTCTAACTATATATTTTTGCAAGTCTTTTTTAAGAATATTATTTGCAACCCATACAAGTACTTCTCGTTGCCATTTCTTCTTTCCATCTTCATTAAGTATTATTACTACTTTTTCTTTTTCTTTAATTATACTTGGTATAGTAATAGACCTTGCAAAAGTACTCTTACCCACATTTGATAAACCACCTATTAACGTAATATTACCAGTAAGCATACCACCAGTTTCCTTATTGATTAATGGCATATTGTAAAAAGGTAAACCAATAGCAAATCCTTCATCTAATTCATCAATTAATTCATCAATACCATCGGTAATACTATAACTCTTTACGTCATTATCAACATTGACAAAGATATGATTTAACTGTGCTTCAAATAATTGATATATATCTTCAGCATTCATATCTACAAATTCTTTAATCCTATCATGTACGGGAAATCTTCTGCCCAACAATTGTAAAACAGCATTCCATTTATTTAATTCATTAATATATCCATCTATATTTTCAATATTGATATATTCTTTTGCTTTGTCGATGGTATCATAACCACCATATTCATCATATTTTTGTTTAAGTTTAAGATGTTTTTCAAGATATAATCCTACGGTAATATCATCTAAGACTTTTTTACTTTCTTTAACAACAATGTCATAACCAATTTGCCAAAATACACGCCATATATTACTATTGAAACTTTTTAAGTTCAATTTATCATATGTATAATATAATTCAGGATTTTGATACAATATAGAAACTATATTAGCTTCACAAGCAAGTTTATATTCTTGAACTTTCTTACTACTTTTAATCAATTCAATTTCAAGTGGAGTAAGTTCTTTTTGCTCTTTATCTTTGTTCTTTTCTACCATTCGTCACCGCCATTACCATAAATCATTTAATTCACTATTTAATTGTTTGCTACTTTTATTTTTATATTCTGCTCCTTCATGAGTTATATTTTTTAGATCAATATTTTCTAATTTCTTTTCAGATTGCACCTTTTGATTTAATCTTGCAACGACATCATTAATATCCTTCTCGATAATTAACATTATTGTATTAAATTTATGTTGCTCTCCTTTAAAATTAGAAGAATTAATTATCTCTTTTATCTTTAGTTTATTTATTTTGAAGGTAAATAATATTTGTTGATAAGTATATTTGCCCATTAATTTGGTATTATTATTTGCTATAAATTTACCTTCTGCCAAACCTTTTAATCTCAAAACCATATATTTAGGTAATGATTGCTCATTATATTCAAATATTTCTTTTTTAATATATTGATATAACTTATCAAAACTATCTTTTTCTTCTTGTGTCATTTTTGCCATATAATTCACCTACTTGAAATAATAAGAGGGGATTTACCCCTCTATTCATTTTTATGTTTAATCTAAGTCTTTAACAAAATCTACAAATTCCTGTAGTATATTAAGATCGGCAGAATTTAATTCTTTTGCTGACAATCCTAATTCTTTCATCTTCTTAGTTACTTTAGTAACCTTTTCTTTATCCTCTCTGATTAAAACCATAGTTGTTTTAAATTCTTCTATTAAATTATTATGCAATTCTGATTCTTTCTTTTTGTCTATTTCTTCCTTTTTCTTTAAGGAATTTTCTTCTGCTTTTTTATTTTTAATAATCTCCTGTTCTTTTTTAGATGCTTCTATAGATTTACCATCGGAATTTTTTTCATGTTCTTTTTTAATAGCATCTTCTAATGCGGTAATAAAAGCATCTGAATCAAGTGGAATTTCTTCTACTATATCTGCAAATCTACTACCACTATCTAATGCCATATTATCATCTCTGAATTTGATTTTCCTAGTTTCATCAGTTACTCTATTTCTAGTTTCATCTTTTTTAGTTACAATATTCTTCTTCCCTGTTTTTTCGGTAATAATAGTTCTGTCATAAAAAGCAAGACCAATAAAGTGCATTTTCTTTTTCAAAAGATTAAAATATACTTTTTCAACATCAGAAGTTAATGTCTGATATGTAGTTCCAGTAGCAATATCCGTTAATTCTTTATTCTTAACATGACCGATAATAATCATAGAAACTCCAACTTTTCTAAGTCTAACCATAATATCAAACATCAATTCAAATGCTTTTGATTGTCCTCTTTGGAATCCATTCCATGAAGAATCAATTGAATCTGCTTTTTTATCTGCGTGATCTTTATTCCACAAACGAATTGCTTCTTTTTCGGCAAGTTTAATCCAACCATCATATGTATCTGCAACAATTGCTTTTAAGTCTACATAATCTGTATTCTTGTTGTATTCAATATCTTCAATAATATCTTCTAACTCTTCCCAATCATCAACATCTTCATAAATAATACCACTTATTGCATCTGCTCCAGCTTCTCCAGCCATTTCTAAAAACATATATCCATCTTCACCGACTAGTTTTTCAAGTGTTTCTTTAATAACAGTTGTCTTGCCGATTTTAGGTTCTCCAAGTAAACAAATATTATAAGCCAAAGGATCAATTTTAATTACATTTGCTTTTCCAAATTTTCTACTCAAAATTTTCCACCTTTCTTTATTTATAATTTAATAAGAAGGGAGTAACCCCTTCTTAAATATTAAAAAGGAATCTCATCTTCATTTAATAATGCATCTAAATCATCTAAACTATATTCTTTTGTTTCTTCTGTTTTGGATGAAGTTTTATCATCTTTTTTACTCTTATTTTTATCTTTAACTTTATCTTCTTTCTCTTCGTCTTCTTCATTGACTAACTGACTCAAAAAAACTAAATCATCATATTTATATTTTTCATCTGTTCTCATAACAACAGGTTTTTTATCATCACCTTCGCCAACAATCCTAATAACAGGCTTTTTAATAACCATTTTCTTTTCTCTTGTATTACCTACAGCACATCTAGCAAGTGCTTCTTCTTCGGTATATGCACCTAATTCAATTAGTTCCTTAATATCATCGGGTACGTCATCAAGAGTAATATTTATTTTTGCCTGACCTTCAACAATATCTCCTTCAACTAGCAATTCATTAACATTATCTTTCTTTGCTTTAAAAAGTTTGCCAACAAGTTTAGTACCTTTTTCTAATTCATCAGGAGAAACATTAAACTGGAATGCTTTTGAAAATGCTACATTCTGTTTAATTTCTTGTTTGTTTTCACCATACTTACCAACGTAGTCAATGACATATGCAGTAATCGGGAATGATCCAGATTCCTTATCATACTTATCAAGGCTATCTTTATCAACAAGAATCGTCTGTTGGAAAGTAGCTGAATATTTTGAAACATCATCTGCTTTTGAAAGAAATACAGATGTTACTTCTTTTTTAACTTGAACATTACCTTGATATGGTGAATATTTTAAATTACCTTTTACATTAATAACCGTACCTTCTGTAAGATTTTCTTTTATGTATGCAATTGCATCATAAGCAGACAAAAACTTTTTAGGGAATGTTTTATCCTTAGCATCTTTTTCTAATCCAACAGTAATAAAACACTGTTTACCTACTTGTTCAATAATATCTTCATCAAATCTATCTTCCCAATCAATAGTGAATCTGTTTTCATAATCATCTACTTCTTTACCATTATCATCTTCTTTTATGCCATGTACATAAATTAATGATTCATTAACACTACTATATCCACCCATCATATCACAATAAACAATATTGCCATTTCCGCAATCTACTCCAAGATTCATATTGTTATAAACCCATCCTGAATTAGATTCTTCATCAATTTTAAAAGTATAATCATTAATTTTTGCTTCACCTATTAACTGAAACTGACTAACCCCTTTTTTAAGAGTTGTTTTATCCTCTTTTTTTTCGTTTTTTACCATATATAAAATATATTCCTCCAATTCAATTATTAATTTTATTTATAATTTCTATTATATTATAATCTATTTTTAAAGGGAATAACTACCCTCCTTCCCATAAACATTGCAGACAAAATATGTATGACAATAAATTCATAATGTTACAATTCAAATATTGTTTTAAAATTCCAAGTATTATATCTTTGTATATTATTTTCGATTTTACTTTTAAATTCGACATAATTTTCACACTTCCAATAATACTTTTTAATTTCAGCAATCATATAAAATTTATCGTATGTACTTTTATTATTCTCTAATATCTTTTTTATAAATTTATCACCAAGATCAGGCTGATTAAAATGTTTATACTTTTCATACTGTTTGTACTCTTTTTTAAACAGGGTATCATTAACTACAAGTTGTCCATCTTCACTACAACTAATCATCCAATAAAATCCCCCTTTTAATTTGTAGTTTAGTTACAGAAATAACGTGCCGTATCTATTATTCTATAGTTTATTATACAACACGTTACTTCTTTTTGTCAATCATATTGTATACAAATTATTTTATTTTTCTGATTTTTTCATTTCTTCTTCTTTTC